CCCTATGTGTTCCTTCTGTATTTGCCGAATCTCTCGATCGTCTTTACTTTCATGATGATATTCGAACTGATAATCATCATTCTGAGATTCAGATCGTAGGATGGGGATCGGGACAAAGACGAGATCTTTAGTATTTGGAATTGGATAGATCCGTCCAAACCTATGAAGGAGGTCGTATAAATACACCTTCTTCGCCAGATACATGTCTTTGTTCCCAGGGATGGAAATTAATCCTAATCCCCCTTTCCTACGAGAAATGTCCAGACTTCGAGGAGTCTTCTTCAGCTCTCTCCAATTCCGTTTGAGAAAGATTTCTCGAACGTTTGGGGACAGTCCCCAATGGAATTGTGACTCTGAGTAACAATGAGATAAAGTAGAACCAGACCTGGTCTGAGTAGATACTTTCCCCGTTGTCCTTAGGTGTCCTTTAAAGAAGAGTTGTGAATTAACAGTACAAAACTGCCGATCCACAAAATTCTTCCCTAAAGAGAGAGACAAACCCACCTCTGGAGCTCTACGGCTCCAACGGCGGATAGATTGAAGAGTGCCTCTGGCAACAATGTCATCACCATTGACCATGTAGGATCCTGGTTCAAACCCGGAAGTAGACACAATATAGTCATTAAGGTAACATAACAGCGGAAAACTCAAAAGAGATCCCATCAACTGTCCTGATGTTTGAGTACCGTCTCCCAATTGCTTGGGATAACGGATCAGATGAGAAGAAATTTCCCATCTCACCCATTCTTTAGTAGGTTGATGATCGATCTCGCTGAGTATTCCTTCAACAAGCTGCTGAGTGGCCTCCATAGGGAAGTTATCAGTAGCTGCTGTATAGTCACCAGACAACCAGAATTCTTCTGATGGATCAGAAGAATTAAGATATGAGAAAGACTCTGTTGATTCGATTGAATTTAAAAGAGCCTCCTTTTTCCTCTTTAGAGCAAGGAATTGTTCCTTGAGGAATTCAGGGATAAAGAAAGAAGGAACTTCTTTAGGAGAGCGTTTTCCCTCGCGGGACTCACTCTCCTGAAGAATTCTCTGAATTTCATGTTCAATACGTTTAATCCAGGGAATTGTTTCTTCTTCAAAATCTTCTAATATCTTTACTCCATTTGTTAGGCAAAATTGGGGCTGATGCCCCAGATCCCGCCACATGGCTTTTTGGAGTGGTTGTAAGACTTTCGTGTCACATTCCGCCACGGTAATCATCCGAACCTTTAGGGGTTCGGAGATTGCTTGGGCTTTAACGACTGGTGGATGTTTAGGAGGATGAGGTGGAAAGCTGATTAGCTTTGTCCTTGTATGGGGGGAGAAGTTGTTTGGATCCTCGAAGACTTCGAGATCCCATTCTCCAGAGGGTTTCTTTAGGAATCTAACACTCTTGGAAATGATCGTTTGATCCCAAGAGTCGAAGAAAGTTTTTCGATGATACGAGAACTTCTTTTCAATCCCTTCAGAAATTACATCCTTTAACTCCTGAGGAGAGAGTTCTTCCTCAAGCAGTTTTACCCCTACTCCATTTTGGTTCCCGGAAAAAGGATAACAACTGGTCCAATGATGATTCGATGTGTGGAATTTTTCATTCCAAAAATCTCGACATCCTGTCTTTAGCTCTAGTTCATAGAGTCTAGTACAGGGACCATTTTCTCCTTTCATAACCAGAAGAGGGAGGTCGAACCTCCGCCATAAGGCGATCGGGTCCTCCACCACCTTCTGGTTACTTCCAGTAACCAAATTTCCTCCACCGAAACTCATGTTAGAAGTTACAATAACTATTGGGCTTCGGAATTTCGTTCCTTTTTGTGGTAGTGAAGCCATGGGGAGAATATAATCATTAATTGAAATCAATGTTTCAAATTCAACGAGATCTTCCCTGACGAGAAGATCTTGGCCAAAGTCATCAAGAATGACTATGGGTTGATGATCATATCCATCCCAATGTTTAGTACCACAGTTCCTAGAATATAGGAGCTTCTCCCGAGGGAGATCAGGAAAGAATTTCCGACCTAAGTCTGATATGAGTTTCTTACAGAGAGTCGTTTTTCCCGAACCAGGAGGGCCGAAAAGACCAATTACAAAGGGTTCTAGGCGAGTCCTAGAATTGTCTTTCTGAAGATGGGTGAGAGGGTGTCCCGAAAATGATTGGAGTGATCCATTCATTTTCAGGGCGGAGAGATTCCCCCCTTCTCGTCTGGCAGCTTCAATAGATGCCATCTGATTAGGTAAGGAAGTTTTAAAAGGATCATAGAGATCCTTAACTCTCCTCCCAACCCTTTTCCCATATTCATAAAGCCCTTGTAAGTGTTCTTCAGAGAGGTGTAGAACTTCTTCAGACTTCCTACAAAGAGACATCTTGTGTTTCTTGTAGGCCTCTGAAATCATATCTTCCCCCACCGGCGCACAGAGTGACTTACTCTGCAGTAAATTGAAGTAGAATTGACATTTCCTGTCTCTCGAAAAAGATAGGACATTGTCTATTCTTCTTTGCGTCGCCGGAGGAAATAGTTCTAGTGGACAGTCAATATAGCCTTTAGGCAGTTCCTGTCCCATCTCCTCACTAAATTTTCCAGCTAAGGTCAACTTAATCATCTTCACATAATCCTTTTCCGGGAGTCCCTCAGGGAATTTCCGGAGATACCAACAGAGTAAACAGTATCTTACTGCTTCTGTTGATGAGGATGTGATGTGATAACCTAGTTGACCATCTTTTCCGACAGACAATGTCCCCAGGAATCGATGTCGAAGACGACTTAGCGGAGAATGAAGAGGAGATACACCTCTCATTGGCATCCTACATTTAATGTTCATGTTCTCCATGGCAATGGAGATAGCATCACTCAAGCCGAGTGCATGCTTGAACTTGTACCAATCCTTGATAAATGAAAATTTCACTCCGTATACACGGTGTTCTAAAATAGCTTCCTGATCCTTCTCTGGTAGTAAGGCCATAGCCCTCCAGACTTTAGAAGGAGAAGAATCTAATTCCAGGTCTTTGAAAGACTGGATGATCTTCTTTCGAGAAGATTGGTTCTTCCCTAAACCAGGAATTTTCAGAACGTGTTTAAGTGCTTTTTCGCAACTAAACAGTGAAAATTTTCGTGAACCCCTATTTTCAATTTCCAGTGATAGAGGCAGTGATTCTGTAATAAGCAATTCAATTGCTCTTACAAAGTTGTTGTGCTTGACCCATGTGTTTGTTCGTTCATGTTGAAAGAACACACTTTCAAGGGTTTGTCGGCTCGTGACTTTATAGATCACACGTCTACGGTTGTCACCACCTGTTACTTTAGTTACAGGAATCCAACATATCATGTTGGGGTGATTAGCCCACAACACGTTGACTCTTTGCGAGAGGACTTGATCGATTGTTTATAACAATTGTTCACTCAATGACCTAGTTGAAAGACTGGGGAAGTCCTTACGTAGATCACTTAAAGAAATAAAGAATTGTCATAGGTTTCTCAACCTATTCTGG